GAGGAGTCATGTAGTAAGTACCTGTCAGTGACGCACGAGATGTACCCTTTGTGCCATCTGCGTACCAGTTGTTAACAGCAGTGAGCGCTGAACGGTCTTCACCATAAATGGTTGAAGATGCTTGGTAGAGAGTGTCGCGTGAGAGTTGGTCAAGATAGATAGCCATGTTACGGCCAAGAAGACGTGAGGCTGAAGCCATAACGTCATCGAATGATGCGTTCAAGAGAAGCTCAGAAACAGCAAGAGCATAACCATGCTCTGTTACTGTGATTGAGAACTGTTGAGCTGTAAGTGCGTTTGTCTGCATACGAACACCTTCGACGAGCGGTGAAGCAAAGCCGAGGTTGTTGTAACGCATGAAGTTAATCTGAAGACCAGGGGCTACGCCGAGTTCTGTCTTCTTAACTGCGAATTGCTCAAAGCGAAGAATAGGCATTGCTTGGAACAAGATTTCCTTGGACCAGATTGTCTGAATCGCTTGGGTGAGCTGGGTGTTTGTGCCTGAATAGGCTGTAGGTGACGCGGCAAGGTTACCTGTACCTGTAATTCCTGATGCCATTAGCTATGACTCCTTGTTAATAGTTTTGAGGTTGTGGGTTAGCCGAACAAACCACGGGATTGATTCCGAGCGGCAGGGCTTAGAAGCTTGTCGCGGTACTTTGCGTATTCGTTTAGCGGCATTGCTGCAATTTCTTGCGGCGTTAACTGACGTTGCTCCATATTGGTTTCGAGAGGTCCGTTAGGAGGCAAGGTCGCCCTTGTTCCAACTTGCTCTTTACGCTGCTGCTGGATAGCAGCTTGCGCATCTGTCAAAATGCTTTCAGACTGAGCCTTCAAATCTGCCAAGCTAGCTTCAAGCTCTTCACGGGTATTACCCTGAAGATACTTGAGAAGCTGTGGCATAACATTGTCGCCTTCAGCGTCAAGCAGTTGTTGCTTATAATTCTGCAAGTTTGCGAACTCTCGTTCACGCTCCAGAAGAGCGAAGGCCGTTTCGCGTTCCGAACGCTCACGTGCCAACTGCTCTTGCCACTCTTGCTCTTTAAGCTTTAGAAGTTCCTTGGCGTCCAAGTCACTTTCCAATTTAGCCTTTTGTTGAGCCTCAGCTTCTGCAGCTTCTTCTGCTGCTTGAGCTGCCTTACGAGCGGCTTTTTCTTCCTTCTCCTTAGCAAGAGAGTTAACTTGTTCCTTCAATCTTTCGATTTCTGGGTAAAGCTTGTCCTTCTCTTGCGAACGAACACGAGCTAAGTCTTCCTCAGTATAAAACTTTGGAGTAGCTGCATTCGTAGCAGTGTTAACAGTAGGCGCGTCAACGCCCGACACATTTACAACTGGAGCTGTACCAGCTTCTGCTTCAAAAGCATTAGCCATTGCATTTGCAGTATCTGACATACTTATATCCTTTGCATCCTAGGGGTCGTTTTCCGAATGAGCCTAAGCTCGTAGCACATATGACCTAACGTTTATTAGTATCTTTATTTTCTCTTTATACTGCGAAATTGTCTGCTTAAATAGCATTATTTTTCGTAGTCTTGCGGGACCCTTCTCTGTGGGAGTTTGGTTCCGTAAGCATCAGTTACGAGGCGGGCGCGTACGCCTTGGTCACCCATTTGTGCGGCGATAGTGGCCTCGTCTAGTACGACAGGTTCAGTAGGAGTCATTGGTACATCTCCACCAGGAGCTCCAGGACCACCCATTGGGGTAGATGGAGCACCAGCGGCACCAGGCTGTGCGCCTGTAAGAGCCAGGATGTCCTGCTCAATCTGTGTTTGAATAAGTTTAAGTGCGCCATCAGCAAGGGCGTCATCTTGAAGTTCTTGACGAATTTCAGTGAGCTTCTCTGCTGGGAACTCTTCACCAAGAGAGCGAAGCGCTCCCTCTTTAGACTCAAGACCAAGGGACAACTTAGATTGAATTTCGTTAAGAGCAATCAGTTTGTCTAGTGGGAGTGGCTGTGGGAAGTGAACATATGAACGGAAAGTAAGTGGGTCGTTAACATCTAGCTGAGAAAGTTGACCTTGTTTTAACGGAGTAGTGCTTGAATTAGGGTCCCAAGTAAACGTCTCAGGTTCCTTTAGCGCTAGATTCAAGAGGATGAGCTCGTTAACGCGCTCAAGACCGTGAGCGTATTGAATAATCTTTTGGTGGTAGCGGTTCATCAAAGGCTGGAACTGGATAGAAAGAGCAACGCCTGAGGTGTTGGAGATAGGTTGGGCTTGTCCAAGAGCAGTCTCTGGAACACCAATCATCTCGTGCATGGACTTCTTCATCATAGCCATGAACTCCATGGCTCCCTTTAGTCCTTGTGCTCCGCCTTCAAGGTTCTCAACGCGAGCGTCTTTTGGAAGTCCGCCCCATACTTTGTTGGCGCCCTTTTCTAGTTGTGAGGCCTTTGCTCCAATAATGACCGTAACTGGCGCTGCGTGATAGTTAACAATGTCAGCAATATCAGTGGCAGTTTCATTATAAGCGCGATTAATGTTAATAATGTCGTTGCAGTCGCTGAGACCCCAAGGGCTACCACTAATACGAACATTCGGAATATGAATAACAGGAATAGTGCCGAGCGGATTAGGGCGAGAGTCAATAAGCTCATCATTGATGTATTCCTCAATTACGTCGTCTGTCAGGATTTCTGTATAGGTAAACACCTGACGTGTGCCTTCTAGTGATGTATTACCCGTCCAATATGTAGACCCCTCTCTACGGGCAAACCAAATACCACCATCTACTGTAGGACACCAAATCTTTCCATCCTCTAAATATACCCTTTGGGCACTAGCTGACGTATAGTCAGAGAGGATGTGTCTCTTACTATAAACCTGTACTTTTTCATTATCTGATGTGATATTAGAACGAATACCTAGCATAGCTGCCAGCATTTGGAAAGAATCCTTACGACCAGCATCTAATTGAGTCCATCGGGTAGTTTTCTTATCTCCATGGGTTCTGCAACCGTCTGCATCTAATAGCGTTTCATAAAAGAGAGATGCTTGTTCTGCGGTCAAACTGGTTATAAGTTCTGGAGTTATTTCTTTATTAGGTGCCAAAGTATCTAATACTCCAAAAGTACCCTTACCCAGATAAAATTCAACAACCCCGCGAGGTTTAATAACTCCCTCAGAGAAACTGGCTCCTTTAGTATCCCTCCACCATTTAGCAAGAGTGCGGATACGCTCTGTCTTTTCTGGATAAACTATAGAACTTTGAGATATTCTCCCAGAACGATATCCATTTTGGTTTGTATGGTCATTTCCTTCACATATGTACCAAGCTAACGTCTCTACAACTTCATCTTCTATCGTTTTAGTAGTAGAAAAAGCCCGTGGAGTTCCACCACCTACTATAATGCGACTTCCATTTCGGAGGTCCGAGATACTTGGGTCTCCATCTATTCCTATCTCTGTACGGGCGATTTGTCTCTCATAAGCTAGGGTGTCATTCCTACCTACTTGTTTTTCGACTAACCACCTATGATTAGGGGTAGAGACAGCATTGATGTGATTAGACCATTGAACCATATGCCCTGAATAATCATAGATATTTATTAGAGCAGATTTCCACTGGATTTCATCAGTATTAGGGTCAAGAGTAAGAATTTCATCCCCATCAACTAATTCATCATATCTCTTCCACCCAGAGCGTGTTAGAGCTTCTGTTTCAGTGTCTACACAACCCCAAAAGCGGTACTTGAGCTTAAAACGCACAAGACGTTCGCGGTCATGGGGGTGGAACTCTGGGAAACAGAAAGAAGAGTTAAGAGGGAGGATGCGGACTCGTCCAGGGTGTTGACGCCCAGCTGGGTCTACGTAGGCCTCTTCGTAAGCGACTTTAATAAAGCAGTCGCCTGAGACAGTTCCTTGTTGTCCGATTTCCCATAGAACAGTAGCCTTATTGTTATCTACTTCCCATACGCGCTCAAGTAGGTCTGGGACAATAGCTTCGGTCTCTTTAGGGCTACGGAAGTTAACGCCCTTACCGAATGTAAAGTTAATTAGAAAGTCTGAGAATGCTCTGTAATAGTTGAGCATCATTTGGGTTTCGCCTGTTTGACGGCGATAAGAGTAGTGGTGGCCTAGGTACATAGCCCAGTTAAGGGAATAACGGTTAAGGCGGGGACCGTGTACTTCAAACTCTTCATCTGCCAATTCCACTAGTCCTAGTGGAGAAATGGAGATGGTTAAATCAGAGGATGCTGCGCGGTAACTCGGTGGGGAGAAATCCATACCGCTCACCTAATCACCTCTTTCAAATAGAAAGCTAATCTTACCATTAAAATACCTAAATAGATTTAAAGAAGGTTTATCTGAAATGCTCACCGCGAATAAGGTTTTTGCCGATTGGCTTAGTAACCTTTTTCTTAGCAGTTTCTTCTTTTTTCTCTTGCTCTTCGTGCGCGTAATCTCTAAAACGTGGGTCAATGTCTTTCTTAGATGGTACGAACTTTCCACCAAGCTGCTCATATCTGGCGTGAACCCAGTGAGCTGCGGCTGGAGACGGGTAAGTGCTGAACTTAGAACGAGCTTGAGCTGTAATCATGTTCCATAGCTTTGGGTTAGCGGGTTCGCCCTTAGGCCCCTGCTTAACTGACTTACCTGAAATAAGTGCCATCAATAATCCTTAGAAAACCCCCGCCAATCCCTGAGGACGGCGGGGAGCTATTTTTCTAACTTAGTCGTTAACGACTGCTGGATTGCCAGCCTTTTGGTAACCGCCGTTACGAGCAACTTCCTCGATACGGTTATCGCCGTGGTCAGCGAAACCGCCAGCAGCGAACTCAGCTAGGTAGTCTGGAGCCTCTACCCATGCAGCAGAACCAACGTGAGCGCGCTCACGCATGGTCTCTTCTGGAAGCTTCTCGAAAACGTTTGCATTGTGGTTTGGACGGCCTGGTGCTGGGATATAACCTGACATTGCGCCCTTTGTGAATTCCTGTGGGACGTCAGTGTCTGTTGCAACTCCCTCTTCAAAACGAAGTGGTCCGCGTTGACCAGGTGTAGCTGGTGAGAACTTGCGGTCGTAAACTGTTCCTGGACGCTCTGGGAACTTTGGTTCTGGTGCTATTGCCATTATTAAACTCCTTATAGGTTGAGGTACCTCATAGAAAAGTGTGCTACATATTTACGCGTAAGTCAGCCTAAAGGCCGAATTATCTAAAGAATGGTGAACTAGAGACCTCTACTTGAGGCAGTGTCATATCTAAAGTTAAAGCGCAGGCGATAGCTAGGCTATCCGCGTAGTCGTCATGGGCGTGTGCCTCATCAGGAGCTTTTGCCAAGAAGTTAGGTCCAGTGAACTTAGTTTCTAGGTCAGTCATCTGTTGATAAAAGCGCTTCCATGTGCGCAATCTGCGTGTTTTAGCATGGGCAGGCCATCCAATGAGCTCGCGGTCAATGAGAGCTTTTAGGTGCTTCCAACGCTTAGACTGCTCTGGTTGGCTACTGCCTACAGCAAATACTTCAGCTCTAGGTAGCAAAAGCTTTAAGCGTTGGGCAACAGCATCACCCACACCATTCGCATCCACCCCTACGTACATAACGTCATAAGCTTCTAGGAACTTAACAATTTGGAAGTATTGGTCTTCCCAGTCGTCACCCTGTAGCTCAAGCCAGTTAAGTACGCGGTGGTCGTAGTACCCAAATTCATCTGGAGTATCCCAGTTGACCCACACTACGGTAACAACAGTAGAGTCAATCTTACGAGCTGGGTCAATCCCCACAACTACTGGGGTTCTATGCCAAGCGCGCTGAATCTCCATAGAGGTGTCACCAAGCTTATCCATGACGGATGAGGTGACGAACATGCCTCGTTCAAGAAGCCATTTACAGTTATGCGACGCGAGGCCTTCTGCAATAAAAGTTTGAGTTGTAGTCTCAAGCGCAACGACTTCTTGTTCTCCAACAGAAGTCACCGATAGCACTAGCGGGTGCTCAAAGTCCTGCCCCACAAAATCATGGCGACCAATAGAGCCAAATGAATTAAGGTCCACTTTTTGAAGTAAACGCTCAGGACGAATTTGCCCTAAGAAACGAGACATCCCTGCTCGACCACCAGCAATATGAAGGACCGTCACATCATTGTTGGTCCCAGTCTCATGGCGTTCCCAGTATTTAAAGCCTAATTCGTCTAGGAACTTTCGCACTTTACCAAGCATCACGTTTTCACGTTGAGAGAACCCAAGCATTGCTTGCCGAGAGGAGTGACCTTCTCCGTCAAAGGCTGCGGATAGGTAACCTGTGCGATAGTCCTCAATGTGCTTCCACGTATCAAAGATTTTAAATATACGGTCGGTGGAAGTTAGCTCGTCCGTGCGCTTCCATACGGTGCGACGACCTGCGGTTGATACTAGCCATAAATGACCGTCAGAAGCCTTAACCACAGTGCCATCAGATAACGCAATCTCATAGGTAGGACGAAAGATGCGTTCCGCTTTAATTACAGTAGTTTCACGTATCTTACGATGTGCGCCCTTTGTTTGAGTTTCCTCGTCAAAGCCTACTAAAATATCCCCTACCTGTACTGAGCCTATTTCTACATAGCGCAAGTCTCCAGTAAGTACCTTGGTGTCTGGAGTAAGGCAGTTGTAACTCATCTGGAATTCATCAGAGTCCTCGCCAATGCGAAGCATCTCTTTCTTGATGTACTTGCCATAGTTAGGGCTAACCTTAGAAACATCTTTGTAATCCCATTGAAAGTGGTTCTGGCGGTTACGCGCGGTCTGCCTACGCTTATTAAACTGTATGGACTTGTAGAAGTTGTTCTTATGGGTGGTTGGAGTACCTGTTTTAATCATAGTTCCGTTATATGCAGCCAACATAGGGGAAATAGATTTAGAAACGATAAAATCATCAGCTTCTTGGCACTCATCAATAACTACCAGATGGAACGATTCTGACTCAATTTTAGCTCGTGGGTTCGCAGTCATCATTACAATACGAGAGCCCGAGTTCTTCAATTTGATTTGGCGCTTTACCCCAGGGACCTTACCTAAGCTGTCATCAATCTCTGGGTCACCCAGAATCTCCAAGGCGCGCTCAGATGTTAAGCGGTTGACGGTACGACCAAACAAAGTTTCAGCCTGAGTCTCAACTGGAGCAAACATACCTACCCAAAGGCCATGCTTGAACTTACCTAGAAGGTCTGGGTACATCTTTGCTAAGCGAGGTAGAAGTACCATTAGAGTAGCTACTGTATTAGCAATAGTTTCTGATTTGCCTGACTGACGAGCGGCCAGAGCTGTGATTTCCTCACCGTCATTGATGATTACAGACTCAATGATGCGTCGGGCAAGAGGTAGTTGGTAGGGGCGAAGAGCGTGTTCTTCACCGTCGTCTACGCCTACAAGGGCATCCATAAATTGGATGCAACGGTCAATGAGCTTCTTTACAAACTCTTTAGAAAGCTCGTCAAGCTCATCCTCCTGTTCTTCAGGAGCGGGTTCGCCCTCAATCTCGGGGTCAAACTCTTCATCGTATTCGTCCATTGAGTGTTCCATAGGCCTCTAGTCTAATTTAGAACAAAAAGCCTGAGTGGTTAAACTCAGGCG